ATATGGTGCAAGGTATTATTTAAGCGTATATAACAACAATGGAACAATTATTGTTACTAACCCTATAATTGCATCGCCTGATGATTTTGATATAAATTTAGTTTTTGGGTATTTTCAAACTTCTACTTTGGTCTATAGACTATCGTCAAATAATTTTGAAATATTTCCATGAGATTTTATAAAATTACAATAAGTCCACCAATTGAAGATCTTAATCGGTTTGAAGAATTTTCTTTTAGCTCTCAAACCAATGGAAAAGACAATTATTCTGCATTGCAATTAGATTTAGATATTTATCAAGAATCATATAGCCAATATTCAGCTAATGGCTTTATTAAAATAAATGGAATTGATTTAAAAGGTTTGGGAGAAATAGGAAATTACAATCCTAAATTAGTGCGTGGCAAACCAATTGAAATGTGCAAGATTAAAATTGAAGTTGGAATGTCTAAGGGTTTACCTTATGCTAATCCAAGTCAACAGGGAATAATTCTTATTGGCGGAATTATGCAAGCCTTTGCTAACTGGCAAGGTGTTAATGTATCTTTGGATATGATTGTTGCTCCAGCTTTCGCTGGAAGTAATGATTTAAATAATATTACTTTTGTTTGGAAGAAAAATACTGAATTAACCGATGCAGTAAAACTAGCTCTTGAAACTGCTTACAAACCAACAAAAGTAACAGGTTCATTTAGAACTGGATTAAAACAATCCGAAGATGCCCCAGAACAAAATTTTAATTTATTAAGTTTATCCAGAAAAGTAAATGCGGTCAGTAGAAACATTATTAAAGAACCTACCTATACTGGCGGGTTAATATGTGTTAATGATACTGGTTTTTATTTAACAGATAATGCAATAACTAAAACAGCCACAAAAACAATTAAATTTACCGATGTAATTGGTAATTTAACATGGCTTCAAATTGGCACTATTTCTGCAAAAGTAGTTATGCGAGGCGATTTGAATGTTGGTGATTACATTTCTTTTGAAAAAAACATCCCAATAAATAATACAGTAAATAATTTTTCTCAATACAGAAACAATATTTCTTTTGACGGCATTTTTTATGTTTCAAAATTACACCATATAGGAAGCAGTAGATCACCAGATGGCAATGGTTGGGTAACAACTATTGAAGCTATTGCTAATGGAGTGGGGTTATATTCAGCATGAGTTTAGGTCAAAAAATCCCTCTTGCTCAGTCAATAAGTGACTATGTACAGCAAGCAATAGAATTAAATCAAATGTCGAATGGGCTTCAATTGCCATGTCGTGTTGTTGCTGTAGATGGCGCAATCGTAACTGTTAATTTTGAAATTGACAATAATGGGGAATATACATTCCCACAAGTTAAAATGCCTATCGCCCAAAGCATTTATGTGCGCTTACCTGTACAAGTAGGCGATTTAGGAATTTGCGTTTCAGCAGATGTTCGTATAGGCGGGATAACAGGACTTGGTACTAAAGGCGCATTAGCTCCTTTAGTAAAGCCATTTAATCTTAGCGCATTAATTTTTGTTCCAGTAGGGGCAACAGATTGGGAAGCGGTTGATCCAAATGCGGTTAATATTAATGCTCCAAATGGCGCAGTAATCAGAGATACAGGAAACAATTGCGTTATTACTTTAACTCCTACTGGGGTAAATGTAACCATTGGAAGCACTAGCTTTCTTGTGGAAAGTTCTGGTGTTACAGTTAATGGTAAATTTACAGTAAATGGCAATGTTGAAACTACTGGAACTTTGAAAAATAATGGCGTAAGCGTTGGTAGCACTCATAAACATTCAGGTGTTCAAACAGGTATAAGCAATACAGGGAATCCAGTATGAGAACTTATGGCGTAGATCCAAGCACTCAACAATGGGTAGAAGTTTCAGAAACCAGTTATGTATGGTTGGCTACTTTAGCTCAAACTTTAAGATTAAATTTGGGTGAAAGCCCTTTTTATGCTAATTATGGTATTCCAGCACAAAACGCTGTTCATACTCAAATACCGCCTGATCTTGCTATAAATACTACTCAGGTTCAATATGCACCTTATTTTGCTAGTTTGACTGTTACAAATAGGCAAATAGCTCCAAATCCAATTTATAATATTAATGCGGTATTCCTAAACGGAACAATTATTTCTTCTCAGGTGGCTACTTAATGGCTCAAATAACGACTGCTGGAGCAATACCAGCTTTACCAACAGATCTATTAAATGCTGAAATTGCGGCGGCTACAGCTTTAGCACCCGGTTTAACAGCTAATCTTCCGGGTTCTCTTGTAGAAGATATGGCTTCTACAGCCGCTGGTGCGGTAGTAGTTCAAGATCAAGCTTTTGTAGACTTAGTTAATTCTATTAGTCCTGCAACTGCTAACCCTTCAATTCTTTATCAATTGGGGCAAGTCTATGGTGTCGAACAAGGTCAAGGTTCTAATACTTCCGTTTATGTTATTTTTACAGGTCTTGCTGGTTTTGTTATTCCTGTTGGATTTACTGTATCTGATGGTACTTACCAATATACAGTTCAGGATGGCGGAATTATTGCTACTTCTGGACAAACTTCTCCACTTTATTGTTTAGCAACAGTTCAAGGTTCTTGGGCTGTTCCATCTGGAACTGTTACGCAAATTATTACTTCTGTACCAGCAGGGTTTACCCTTACTGTTACTAATCCTGATGATGGATTGCCCGGTCTTACAGCACAAACAATTGCTTCATATCAAGCTCAAGTAATGCAAGCAGGAATGGTTACTGCTCAAGGTGTCCCTACTTTTATTAAAGCTCAACTGCAAAATGTTATAGGTGTACAAGCTAGGTTAATTTCTATTCGTCTGATAGCTACAAATCAATGGGAAATCATTGTAGGTGGTGGCGATCCTTATGAAGTAGGTAACGCCATATTTAATAGCGTTCCTGATATTTCTAATTTGGTAGGCTCTACTCTTGCTGTTACTGCTATTACTACAGCAAATCCGGGCGTTGTTACTACTGATTTAAATCATGGATATGCAACTGGACAAGTAATTACCATAGCTGGTGTAGATCCAGTTTGGTTTAATAATAACTACACCATTACTGTTATTGATGAAAAATCCTTTAGTTTAGGAGTAACAACTGTAGGTCATGCTTATACAAGTGGCGGTGTTGTAACGCCTAATTTACGCAATATAACTGTATCTATTGATGATTATCCAGATATTTATAGCATTATTTTTGTAAATCCACCTTCTCAAACTGTTAATATAACAATTACTTGGAATACTATTTCTACCAATTTAGTATCTCCAACTGCTGTAGCTCAATTAACAACCCCAGCTATTGTTGATTACATTAATAGTATTCCTGTTGGTCAACCAATTAATACTTATGAATTGCAAGATGCCTTTCAAAATGCAGTAGAACCCATTATTTCTGCAAGTCAAGTATCTAAAATTGACTATGTAGTGGCAATTAACGGAATAGATACTGCTCCAACTTCTGGTACTTTGCTTATTTATGGTGATCCTGAAAGCTATTTTTCTACTAATGCTTCATTGGTATCGGTAGTACAAGGCTAGTATGCTTACACAAGTACTTCCAGCTTATCTTTACCAGCAATATACAAAAGATCCGTATAACGAAGATTTACAGGCTTTTTTTACTGCTTACAATACTGAATCACAAACTAGGCTAGATGCCACTAATAGCTTAAATTTGCCTATTTATACAAAGCAAATAGCTCCTTTATTGGATTGGACAGCTTATGCCATTTATGGCGTAACTAGACCAAGCCTTGGCTCTCCTGCCAAGTTTTCGCCTTTAGGCGTATACGACACAATTCCTTATGACATAAACGCTTATTCAAGAAATATAACAACTGGTACAGCTAATCTTTATGTTGTTGATGATGACATCTTTAAGCGTATTTTGACTTGGAATTTTTATAAAGGTGATGGCTTCCAATACACCACACAATGGTTAAAACGCAGAATTAAACGCTTTCTTTTGGGTATAGATGGGGTTGATTTTCCAATTGATAATACTTATGAAATTAGTGTTACCTATGGCTCTAACAATGTAATAACATTAACAGTTCCAAATTATGCTGTAACCCCTATTTTTATATCAGCTTTGGAATCTGGCGTTTTAAATGTTCCGTTTGAATACAGTTATATAGTAGATATTTCATCAGGGGCAATACCTTGGAAAAACAATTCTAGCGCAACTATTGGATGGACAAATAGCTCAAGTATGCCAATTACTTGGTACACTCTCGTTTAAAGGATAATTTATGTCAGTTCCGTATACTTTTGCTTCCGCCTCATCAGCACTTCCTTTATCGGAATTGGATCTTAACTTTGCTACGCCCATTACTCTAGGCTCTCAGCCTATGATTTTAGGTAATACATATACAACAATAGCAGGGTTAACCCTTACTGCTCCTGTATTTACTGCTCCAGTTTTAGGAACTCCAACTTCAGGAAACTTATCAAATTGCACAGGAAGTCTTGCTGGATGTACTGGGTATACCTATGCCAATTTAGCTGGAACAGTACCAACTTGGAATCAAAATACTAATGGTAATGCGGCAACCGCCACTTTAGCGGCAACCGCCACTTTAGCTTCAACAGCTACTTATGCTACTACAGCGGGTAGCACCAATACTTTTGCCACAACTAACTTTTCTATTGCTGAATCTGGTGGTAAGCTATATTTTTATCATAATTCAACAACAATTGCTTCATTAGATTCTTCTGGAAACTTAATTGCTCTTGCTAACGTAACAGCATATGGAACACCATAATGGAAAATAATATTGACTTTAATTACGAATACTCTGATTTAAACTTATTTAAAACTAGGGTTCAAATCTTAACTGGCGAATATGCAGATACTATTTTAGAATTTGGCGGGTCACTTTTAGCTCAAGACGAAAATCAAAATACTTTTACTTTTGAGTATCAACTTTTTCAAATTCCTCAACATTTAAAAGGTATTGTTTTAAAAGGTACTAAAGATTTTGAAATGTTTTTAGGTTACTTATTAGTCGATATTATTGATAGTAGAAATAATGACCCAGAAGAAAAAAATAAATTAGAACAAGCTGCTAGTTTTAAAGGGGCTTTACCTAATACTATTAAAATTGACCCTTGGTTTTATAACAAACAGGCGACAGTAATATGACATTAAATTCATCAGGACCAATTAGCTTAGCTGGCGCTACTGCTGGGCAGTCTATTGCTGTAGAGCTTGCATTAGGCACTACGACAGTAATTAGTTTGAATGATTCAGCGGTAAGGACTTTGGCTGGTGTACCAAGTGGTGCAATTACGATGCCCACGAATTTTTATGGCAAATCAAATACTGTAACTATTAGCTATACATTTACTTCTTCAACAACTAACGCTTCTTTAAATATATCTTCTATTAGCGGATATAGTGCAGGAAAATCTATTATTACAGTTACAGTAAATAGCGGCATTTATTTATATGCAACAACAACTGGAAACTATGGTTTAAATCTTACTGGTGGAACTACTGGCGATACTTTAACCCTTGTAAATAATGGCTACATTATGGGTCAAGGTGGAAAAACTAGTGCTGGTGGTCCAGCATTGAACATTGGAACTGGAATTGGTTTAACTATTAATAATGTTGGCTATATTGGTGGTGGAGGAGGTGCAGGTAGAAATGCTCACTATATCTTCAATGCTGGTGGTGGTGGTGGTGCTGGCGGAGGAGCTGGTAGTAATTATTGTGGTTTTGTTACTGGTGGAGCTGGTGGAGCAATTGGTGGAAGTGGTGGTAATGGTGGCACTTCTTGTGTTAGTTGTTCGACATTTGGTGGAGGAGGTGGTGGTGGCAGAATTTTCCCAGGATCAGGAGGAGCTGGCGGTTGTAGTGGATGTGTTCGTTTTATTGCTGGTGGTAATGGTGGCGGTTCTGGTGGCGGGGGCTCTGGTTTTTTTAGTTGTAGTAAGGGCGGTAATGGTGGTTCTGGCAGCTCTAGTGGCACTAATGGATCTGGTAGTTGTGCTCACTACGGCGCTGGAGGTGGTGCTGGCTGGGGTGCAACAGGTGGTAGCTCTCTTTGCGGTGCTGGTTATAGTGGTGGTAAAGCTATTAACAAAAATGGCAAAACAGTTACCTTTTCAGCAGGATGCACTAGAGTTTATGGAGCAGTTTCATAATGCAAATATATGTTATAAACAATCCAACACAAAATATTATTGATTATGTTTGCGATAGTCAAGCAACTATTGACGCAGGTCAAACTGCGGGCTATGTAGGTACGTTTACTATTGGTACAGAATCAAATGCAAATGCAATACTGGCAACTAACCAACAAGCGTGGCTTACTGCACAAGAGGGTATTTTTTGTGTTAATAAAAATGTTATTACTTCTGATGGTCATATTGAATGGATAACAGTAAACTTAAACACAGAACCAGCAAATACTGATGTAGTTTATAGATTGCTTAATACACCCAATGGGGATTGGGTTGAAGAAACTGGTTTAATTCCAGCGCAAACCGAATTTGAAACAATTCAACAAAATTATTTAATATTTAGCAATTTAAGTTCAGTAATATTTTGGACTGAATGGAAACCTTTACCAACACCACCTAAATCATAAAAATGACAAACCAACTAACAATAGAATCAGTATTTCCCACCAATGTTTATAGCATTGATAAACCTGAATTTTTGGATGTTGCACGAACGGTAGCGGTAGAATTTTTAGATAAACGACATAAAGAAACAACATTAAATGAAGCTTTCCCATGCTACATGACAGAATCACTTAATGTAGACCCAAGAATGTTACCCTTTGCAAACTATGTAGCCCAAACAGCTTGGAATATTTTGCAAGAACAGGGTTATGAAGTTACCAATATGACTACTTATTTTGAATCAATGTGGTGTCAAGAACATCATAAGGGTTCTTTAATGGAACAGCACATACACGGAAATGGGAATCAAATTGTTGGTTTTTACTTTTTAGATGTTCCAGAAGACGGTTCTAAAGTTATTTTTTATGATCCAAAGCATAGTAAAGTTCAAATTAATTTACCAGAAATAAACGCTACTCAATCAACACCAGCAAGTAATATTATTAATTACGAAGCAAAGCCAGGTACTTTAATGTTTACAAATGCTTGGTTGCCACATTCATTTACTAAAAATATGTCTGATAGTCCAATGAAATTTATTCATTTTAATATAAATGTCAAATTAGCAGATACATATTTTTGCCCATCGAAAGTAGAAGTGATATGAAATACAAAATCCGTTTTAATAAAACTCGTGGTCAAGAAGGTCGTGGAACTGTTGACCATGTTTGGCGTGTGTTTGAAGGTGACAAAGAATACTTAGTTAAACATTTTCAACTTAATGTGCCTTCTTTTAGCGAAATTGACGAAAGCGGTGTTGATTGGAATCTTTGTTGTAATGGTGTTTTAAGTTTTGACAAAGAAACATCGACAGCAATATTTAACAAAAAGTAACTATTAAACTAAGTAGTTTTTAGATACAATATGTAAAATCGCTTGGTGATGCAAGCAGATCAGATCAAGGAAAAGTTATGACTGTTCAGCTTTATGCCAATAATGCAAAAACAACGCTGGCATCACCAATTAATGCTACTCAGACTACCATTACAGTAGCGCCGGGTACTGGTTCGCTTTTTCCAAACCCTAGTTCTGGTCAAGCATTTAAAGTAACTTTAGTTAGTGCTTCTTCTGTTACTGTTTATGAAATTTGCCTTTGTACCGCAAGATCAACTGATACTTTAACAGTAGTAAGAGCGCAAGAAGGAACTTCTGGTACTCCATTTTTATTAAATGATGTTGTCGGTAATTTTGATACTGCTGGTGTAATGGATGGTTTAGTTCAATCTGTTCAGCTTCAAAATCAATATTATTTGTTTGCTGTGGCTAGTGGAACAGCAAATGCTTTAACGGCAACCATTCCATCAACTCTTACTGCTTTAACAGATGGAATGTCTATTGTTATTAAATCTGGATATGCAAATACTGGAGCAACTACTTTAAATATAACTTTAGGTTCTACAGCAACGGGAGCTTTGCCTATTGTTTCTGGTAATAATTCAGCACTTGTAGGAAATGAAATTCCTTCTGCTGGATACCCAATTACTTTGTCTTATAGTTCTACTTACAACGCATGGGTAATTACCAATGCAAATGTTAATTTAAATGCGTATGCTTTAATTAATAGCCAAACATTTACTGGAACTCCTAGAGTACCTACAGCACCATTTAATGACAACAGCACCATTATTGCTAGTACAACTTGGGTTCAAGGGCAATTAGCCAATTACGCACCTATTTTTAGCCCTGCTTTAACGGGAATTCCAACAGCACCAACAGCCTCAAGCGGAACTAACACTACTCAAATAGCTACTACGGCTTTTGTACAAAACCAATTGCAAATTGTAAAAGGTTTAGGTTTTGGTGGGACTACTTGGAATGATGTAACAGGCTCAAGAGGAAATGGAGTTCAATACACAAACAGTTATTCCTATCCAATTGCTGTTTCTGCTACTGGTGGTGCTGGTGGGTACTCTACTTTGCATGGATATGTTAACGGAATTCTTATTTCAGAATTTAATTGGCAATTTAATGGAAATGGCGCACATGGCGGATGTTTTATGATTGTCCCGCCGGGAGCTACTTATCAAATAAATGGCGATAGCGGTATTCAAAGATGGACTGAACTTTATTAAGGAAATATTATGACTTACAACTATGGTAGCCCCATTACAGGCACTCTTACTGGAACTACTTTAGAGGTATTAGTTCCTAATTTAGTTTACCCAGCAACTATTGTTTTGAATTCTGCCGCTGTAGGTAGAGCAATTCAACTATCTTTAGATAGTGGAGCTACTTTTCTTACAGCAGTTACTCCTACTGGAACAGCTACAGGTCAAATTTATTATGTCTTAACCTTTCCTGTAACAATGCTTAAATTTACTGGTGTAGCCGCTGATACTTACGCAATTCTTTAATAGCGTTGAATAAGGAAATATTATGACAATGCTATTATTTGCAAATCAAGCACAAACAACTCTTGCCGCACCAATAACAAGTGTAGATACAACTTTAATTGTTGCAAGTGGTACTGGTCAATATTTTCCTCAACCAGTAGGCGATGAAATATTTAAAGTTACTTTAATTAATTCAACCAATAATTTACAAACTGAAATTTGCAATTGCACAGCTAGAACAGGTGATGTTTTAACAGTTCAAAGGGGTCAAGAAGGAACTGTTGCTCAAGCATGGAAATTTAGTGACTTTGTTACAAATTTAGTTACTGCTGGAACATTGCAATCTTTTAGCCAAGTTTCAGGATGGAGTGGTTACTCTGGAATTAGCGGGTATTCAGGTATTTCTGGTTATTCAGGTTTCTCTGGCTTTTCTGGAATTTCTGGGTATTCTGGATCAGGTGTATCTGGATTTTCAGGGGCTTCTGGAATAAGCGGATTTTCTGGTTATAGCGGATTTTCGGGATATTCTGGAATAAGCGGATTTTCTGGAAAATCTGGATTTAGCGGAATTTCAGGTTTTAGCGGATTTAGCGGCATATCAGGATATTCAGGTAAATCAGGATTTAGTGGAATTTCTGGCTATTCAGGATTTAGTGGAATTTCAGGTTATTCAGGATTTAGTGGAATTTCAGGTTATTCAGGAAGTGGTATTAGTGGATATTCAGGTTTTTCTGGATATTCTGGTTTACCCGGTGCGGCAATTAATGTTATTGGAACTGTTCCAACAGCCGCAGATTTACCACCAACAGCAAATATAAATGATGCGTATGTTACTGCTGACACAGGAAACCTATGGGTTTATACAGTATCAGGATGGATTGATATTGGACAGTTTGTTGGTGATAGTGGCTATAGCGGTTACTCTGGTTCTGGTGTTTCTGGGTATTCTGGGTATTCTGGTGATTCAGGTATATCAGGATTTAGCGGCAATTCAGGCATAAGTGGTTACTCAGGTGATTCTGGAATTTCTGGTTACTCTGGTTATAGTGGCATATCAGGTTTTTCAGGTGATTCTGGTATTTCAGGCTTTTCAGGTGATTCTGGTATTTCAGGCTTTTCAGGTGATTCTGGTATTTCAGGCTATAGCGGTGATAGCGGTATTTCTGGTTACTCAGGTGATTCTGGAATAAGTGGGTTCTCAGGAGATAGCGGTATCTCTGGTTTTAGCGGAGATTCTGGAATTTCAGGATTTAGTGGTGATAGCGGAATAAGTGGCTATTCAGGTTATTCTGGAGATTCAGGAATTTCTGGCTATTCAGGTGATAGCGGAATTTCGGGTTATAGCGGTGATTCAGGGCTAAGTGGTTATTCTGGCGATTCTGGTATTAGTGGTTATTCTGGATCAGGAATTTCTGGTTATTCTGGAGATAGCGGTATTAGTGGTTATTCTGGAGATAGCGGTATATCTGGCTATTCAGGTGACAGCGGTATATCAGGGTATTCTGGCGATAGCGGAATCTCAGGATTTAGTGGCGATTCAGGAATATCGGGGTATAGTGGCGATTCTGGTATTTCTGGTTGGTCTGGTAATTCAGGAATTTCAGGATATTCAGGAATTTCAGGTTTTAGCGGAGATAGTGGTATCTCAGGATATTCAGGCGACAGCGGTATATCTGGTTTTAGTGGCGACAGCGGTATATCTGGATTTTCTGGTGATTCAGGAATATCAGGTTACAGCGGAGATTCTGGTATTTCTGGCTACAGCGGGGTTAGCGGTTATTCTGGAGATTCTGGTATTAGTGGTTTTAGCGGCGAATCAGGATTTAGCGGTATTTCTGGCTATAGCGGATTCTCTGGAGAATCTGGTTACTCTGGATTTTCAGGTATATCAGGCTATTCAGGCTTTTCTGGTGAGTCAGGTTTCTCAGGTATCTCTGGTTACTCTGGCTTTTCTGGAGAGTCAGGCTATAGCGGCATTAGTGGCTATTCGGGCTTTAGCGGAATTTCTGGCTATTCTGGTATCTCAGGATTTAGTGGCATCTCTGGCTACTCAGGTGATTCAGGAATATCTGGTTTTAGTGGCGACAGCGGTATATCTGGGTATTCTGGATCAGGCATATCAGGCTACAGCGGTTCTGGTATTTCTGGTTATAGCGGATTACCGGGTGCATCCATTGTTATTAAAGGGACTGTACCTAACGAAACTTTTTTACCACCAACAGGCAATCAATTTGATGATGCTTATGTAACCGCAGACACAGGCGATTTATGGGTTTGGTCAGGTACAACATGGAATAATATTGGACAGTTTGTTGGAACAAGCGGTTACAGCGGATTTTCTGGTTATTCAGGATCAGGAATAAGCGGTTTTTCAGGTTACTCAGGTTCTGGTATTTCTGGGTACTCTGGTTCTGGTATTTCTGGATATTCAGGCGATTCAGGAATATCTGGCTACTCAGGTGATTCAGGAATATCTGGTTATTCTGGAAGTGGTGTAAGTGGTTATAGCGGATATTCTGGCATTTCAGGTTACTCTGGTATTTCAGGATTTTCAGGTGTATCAGGCTATTCTGGAGATTCTGGTATTTCTGGCTATAGTGGAATTTCGGGATATTCTGGTTCTGGAATTAGTGGGTACTCAGGATCAGGAATAAGCGGATTTTCAGGGACTAGCGGATTTTCGGGGTATTCTGGAATTAGCGGGTACCGCGGATTTTCAGGCGATAGCGGTATTTCTGGATTTAGCGGTTTTTCTGGAATAAGTGGATATTCTGGCTTTGGTATTTCAGGTTACTCTGGATTTTCAGGAATTAGTGGCTATAGCGGTTCAGGCGTTTCTGGTTTTTCTGGATACAGCGGTTCTGGAATAAGTGGATTTAGTGGATACTCTGGATCTGGAATATCAGGTTTTTCAGGTTACTCTGGAAGTGGTATTTCAGGATTTAGCGGCTATAGCGGTATTAATGGCGCAACAGGAACATCAGGATTTAGCGGTTATTCAGGAAATAACGGAGCTACTGGCACTTCTGGATATAGTGGCTATAGCGGAACAAATGGTTCAACAGGAACTAGCGGTTTTTCTGGATATAGCGGAACTAATGGCAGTAATGGGGCAACAGGTACTTCAGGTTATTCAGGATATTCAGGTACTAACGGGACAAATGGTGGGCAAGGGACTTCAGGTTATAGCGGTTACTCAGGTGCTACAGGTGCTACAGGAGCAACTGGAGCAACAGGTGGTACAGGAGCAACAGGCACATCTGGTTACTCAGGATACAGCGGAGCAATTACTACTGGTTCTAATGCTCAAGCTAACAGTTTAGGAGTTGGTACTGCGGCTTCTGGAACAACAGGTGAAATTCGTGCCACAAACAATGTGACCGCTTATTATTCTGATGATCGTTTAAAAACAAAACTTGGTAATATTGAAAATGCTCTTGAAAAATTGCGTACTTTAAATGGTTTTTATTATGAAGCCAATGAAGTTGCTCAAGCTTTGGGTTATGATGTTAAGCGTGAAGTTGGCGTATCTGCTCAACAAGTTCAAGCGGTATTATCTGAAATTGTTGTACCAGCACCAATTGATGAGCAATATTGGACAGTTAGATATGAAAGACTTTCTGCTTTGATTATTGAAGCTATTAAAGAATTGGCTGACCAAGTGGATGAAATAAAGAAAAAACTTAATTAACTAAAGGATTAGTGATGCAATCCCCAAAATATTCGGTAGTGATACCGACTTACAATAATTGTGAGAAATATCTAAAACCATGTATTGATTCAATAATAAAATACACAGAAATGACTGACATAGAGTTGGTCATTTCTGCTAACGGCTGTACTGATAACACTAAAGCGTATTTACAATATTTAAAAACTGCTATTCCTAATATGCAATGGTGGTGGAATGATGAACCTCTAGGCTTTGCCAAAGCCACTAATGTCGGTATTAAAGCCGCTAAAACAGATAAAATAGTATTGCTTAACAATGATACTTTGTTGTTAGAACAACCAAAAAATCAATGGTTAAATAGGTTAGATGATTTTCATGCTGACATATCTTCAGTATTAACCCTACATTCTAAAATTACACAACAAAAGTTTGGTGTTTTCTTTTGCACAATGATTGATAAAAAAGTATTTCAAACTATTGGTTTATTGGATGAAAATTTTGAAACTGGTGGATGTGAAGATATAGATTTTTGCTTTAGGGCAGATCAGAATGGTTTTAGCCTTGTAGATGTTGGCTCTAAAGGTGATTTCCCTATTTATCATGTAGCAGAGGGAACAGTTCATGATCCTGAATTGGTATCAGATTGGGAGCAAAAGTTTTATAAAAATGAATTGAAATTAGCCAAGAAATACAACATGGATCACTATAGATATTTGCTTCAAAATAACTATGAAAGAGCCGTATTTCTTAAAGGTGATCCAGTATTTCCTAGAGAAACTCAAAGGTATCAATGGGCTAGGCAAAATTTAAGAGGTACATCTATATTAGAGATTGGTTGTTCTACTGGGTATGGATGTCAATTTTTACCTGATAACTATACTTATATGGGTATAGATTACGATCCAATTATTATTCAAATTGCTAAAGAACAAGAATGGCGAGCTAATTGCGAATTTGTTAATGTTGATATTAATAAAATTGGAATTGACCACTACGACATTATTATTGCTTTTGAAGTAATTGAGCATTTAGACAATGGTTTAGAGATTGTTGAAATGCTTAAACGACATTGCAAACGACTTTTAATTACAGTTCCCCATAATGAGCCTAAAGGCTTTTGGGGTGAACACCATAAATTGCATGGTTTAAATGAAAGTAATTTTTCTGGTTTTCATTTTAATTACATTAACCATAATGGTGAAATATCAGATGTAATGCAAGAAGTTACACCTGAAAACCCAAGTAACTTAATGATTTGTAGGTGGGATAATGCCTAAAATACTATGCTCAATAGCAACTAGGGGGCGTTATCACACAACGCTTCCTTTAGTTTTAGAAGCTGTTATTAATCAAACTTGGCTACCTAACAAAATTGTTATTTTTGACGACAATGATGAACCCCAAGATATGCGAAAAGAAATGATTTATCAGCATTTCTTTCAAATAATGGCTATTAAAGGTATTGAATGGGAGTGGTTATTTGCTGAAAAAAAAGGACAACATCACATTCATCAAATGGCTAATCGTATGGATTTTGATTGGGTTTGGCGTGTAGATGATGATTGCGTTCCTGAAGCCACAGTCTTGCAAAGCCTGTATAGCCATGCTACACAGTTTCCCAATGTTGGGGCTGTAGGTGGTGCAATTCTTACTCCACCATTACAAGATACTTCTAAATCTACGGGGTTAATTAAAAACATTGATTCTGAGCCTAATATTCAATGGAATTTTATTGATGGCATTAGGGAAGTAGAGCATTTACATTGTTCTTTTTTATATCGGGCAGGGGTCTATGACTTTAATTTAGGTCTTTCCAGAGTAGCTCATCGTGAAGAAACGCTATTTACCTATGGTTTATACAAAAAAGGATATAAAGTATTGGTTGTACCTAATGCTGTTTCTTGGCACATGAAAAACCCTCAAGGGGGTATTCGTGCTGAAACAAAGAAGGAGATGTACGACCATGACGAACAAATATTTAGAAACACACTCAGTTTTAATGACAATACTGTTGTTGTTCTCAATTCTGGACTTGGGGATCATATTGTATTTAATTCCATATTGGGTTCTATCAAAAATCCAGTTGTCTTTGGTTGCTATCCTGAAATAATCCCTTGTCGTTCTATAGCTGAAGCACAGCACCTTTTTGGTAACATAGATCAATGGAATATCTATGGCAAGATGGATCAATGGAAGTGGGCTGATAGCTTAGAAAATGCCTACAGAAAGCTTTATTTATGATAATCATTCACCCTTTTGCCAAACCATTAAGAAATGGCAAAACTAACCCTAAAAACTACCCTTATTGGAAACAATTAATCTCCATGATTAATGAACCTATTATTCAAATAGGCGTAGAAGGAGAAGAACAGTTAGTTTATGATTTTCGTAAAAATTTGCCAATCCCAGAACTTAGAAAGTTAATCCAAGAATGTCGAATTTGGATTGGCGTAGACAGCTTTTTTCAGCATTTAGCTTGGGATGAAAAAAAATCGGGCATTGTTCTTTGGTCAGTATCAGACCCTTTAATATTTGGACATCCAGAAAACACCAATTTACTTGAAAATCGTGATAATCTATCAAAAAATCAGTTTCTTTGGTGGGAAGTAACAGAACATAATCCTAATAGTTTTGTAAAACCAGAGATTGTTAAAAATTATTTATAAAAAGGCTTTTTATGTTCGACCAAACACTTTTTAATTATGCGTTAGCTTTATGTGGTGCTTTGGGCGGATGGGTTCTAAAAGTTATTTGGGATGCAGTTAAAGATTTACAAGCGGCAGATAAGATTTTGGTAGAAAAAGTAAACACCATCGAAATTCTTATAGCTGGAAACTATATGTCTAAACAAGATTTTGATAAAATTGCTATTGCTATTTTTGCAAAATTAGACAAAATAGAGGACAAATTGGATAGGAAGGCAGATAAATAATGTTTAAAACTATTTGTGCTTTACTTCGTAAAAAACCTGAACCAGCTATTATTCCAGTTTTTCCTGTTAAAAAGAAACCAGCAGTTAAGAAAACTGTTAAAAAACCAATAGCAGTTAAAAAAACTATCAAAAAGCCTATTTTGAAAAAAAAATGAAAGCAATGCACAAATCAAGGACTATGTGGTTTTCCTTGCTTCTTGTTATATTTGGTGCTTTAGCAGATAATTTTTCTTATGTCCAAAACATTATTGATCCAAAATATTATGGCATTAGCTTTATTGCTATTGGCATTATCGTTGCTGTACTTCGCTTTGTGACATCAAAACCTATTCAATAATGTTTCCTTTACCAATTCTTACTTATGTCAAACTTGGAGCTATTGCTCTCGCTATATTCTTTTCTGCTTACCTTGGGTATAGTTTTGAACACAGCCGATTCTTGGCTTTTAAAGCGTCAATTGTTGAGCAAACAAGGGCGAAAGAAATCCAACAACAAGTCGCTACAGACGAAATAAGGAAAGCTAAAGATGCTC